AGACCGGCAGGCCGGGCCGACCGTTTTGTTACAGACCGAAGCGCAGGTTATTTTGCCAGGCTGAAGACCTCAGTTCGTTGCAGACTGCAACGGATCAGGCTTGTCTTCCGATGCGGTCACCTGACCATTTTGCCGTCAGGGGTCATGCGCTACCTGGCCGGCGCACCCTTTTTCAGGCTAGACTGGGAACGGCACAACGCACCGGAGGGGGGCTATGTGGGGCGTCTATTACTTTTCGATCTGGTTTCTATTTCCGCCCTGGGCGTCACTGGGCCTGATGTTCGTCGGCGCTGCCGCGAGTTGGGCCTTGGATGGCCTTGAGGAAGTCCCCCGGCGCGACGTTGCCCCCAAGATGCCCGTTGATCGTCCCAGCCAGATTGCGGCTCACGATGTTGAAGACGGCGAGCGCATTTGGGGTTGGATTGCTGGCCACCGCATCGTAAGCGCGGGACCAGCGGGCCATCGAGGCGGCGGTGGCCTTGGTGGCCAGAACGCGAGACATCATGTTCATGCCGATGATGCCACTTACAGCGGCAACCGGCTCGATCAACGATCCATGCAGGGCGCCCGTGGCCGCGGAGCCCATAATGGCATAGGCAGCACTGTGCCCGGCCGTCCCCGAAGTATTGGCGAGTTTCCCGGCGTCGACGAATTTCTGACTTACCTTTGCGATATCGCTCAGGAACGGGAGCAGATCGTGCTGTCCAACCGAGCCGAAAAGCAATGATTTGCCGCGATCCGATAGATTATTGAAATCGGATCGAAACGCGGCCGGACTCCATTCGCCGGTGCGGGAGCGGCCTAGGTTTGAAATTGCGGTTGAGGCTACATCTTGCCAAACCTCTTTCGGGGCTGCGGCTCTCGCCTTGGCCAAGGTGGCGAGATCGCCGGTCGGCCCATTGCTGGCGAGCCGAACAATGGCTCCGGCCACTCCCTCGTCGCTCCGGGTATCGGTTCCGAGCACCTTGCCGAGGCTGCTTTTCCAATCCGCAACCGTTTTTGCCATGATGTTGGCGCGGGCGAGCGCCTGCACGGCCGGTTCGCCACCGGCATTGCGGGCCGCGCTTTGGAGATCGTCAGACAGAGAACCGTACATGCGTCGCAGCTCGGCCTGCGACATGCCCTCCGGAAAAACCCCGGTATCGAGCATTTCACCCACGCGGGTGCGCAAATCCTTGACGCCCGCGAAGGTGAGCCCCCCTGGTCGGGTAGCTCCTCCGAGGACAGTCTTAATGGCCTTGCCTGGGTCTTCCTCCCCTGATGCCTGCCGACGCGCCACAATGTCGGCTATGGCCCCCTGCGTGGAATCTAGCGGGGTGGTCAAGTTCGGGTTGGTTAGTTTTTCTACTTGATCGTAGGCCGCGCTCACGCGGGCTTTCACGGCGGGCTTGAAAGAACTCTCGATGCCGCCGCGGAATGACGCTCCAGCCGTGGCCGCGTCGGTTGACCCGCCTGCCATATCGGCGGCGCGCGCCACCGCCTCGCCGGTCTGCCCTACCGCCGATCTGATGCCTTCTTGGAGCGGTCCCCCGCCTGGCGCTCGCGCTAGAACTTGGCCGGTAAACCGCGCCAATTGGCTATCGCTAGCGATGGCTTTCGGCAGATCAACGCCGATGTTCTCGGCAGACTGCGCGACTTGAGCCGCCGGCGAGGCTTCCGGCGCAACACGACGCACCAAGCCGGGAATGGCAAAATCTCCCGAACGCACGGCTGGATTAACCGGGCTTGCAATGGTCGCAAGGTCCATAACGCGGGCAGTGTCGTCGGGGCTTGCCAGTCCCGCATAAACATCGCCCGGTAACGTCAGCCCGCTCACAATCGACTTTGCGAGCTTGGCGGGCCAAGTATCTCCGAGGCCAAACGGCTTAGGCGCGGCCGGAGCAGCACCGTCAAGGACAAATCCGTCAGGCAGTGCGCCGACGGAAGAAGGCGCGGGAGCGTCCAGAACGAACCCTTCTGGAAGATCGCTCATGCGTGTGGTTCCCACTTTCCATTGCGGAAAATAAGCCGTTCGCCCGTCTTGGGATTGGTGGCGGTCGCGCCGTTGCTCACGGTTGGAGCACCCTTTGCGCCCGAAATGATGTTGCGGAAATTGTTGATTTCCCCGTCGCTAAACAGCGGATGCGTGCGATCATATTCGGCGACCTGCCGGTCAAACCCGCTATCGATATTCCCTCCCTTATAGTTTTGCGCCATGCCCGCTATGGCTGCATTGCGCTCATTGAGCCGCTGCGCCGAAGTCAGAAGAATGCGGTTTGCTGCCGGCGTGTTCTCGTTCGACGCCGCTGCCTGCTTGAGTAGGTTGATTTCCGCGACCCTGATCTGTCCAACGCCCTGCAAACCCTTCAAGCCCTGTAGAATGCTGCCGGACACGATCTTGCGGAATGCTTCTTGTGGGGCGGCGGTATTCGGGTCAGCCCCGAGCGCAACCGCAACGCGCTTGAGCGCGAGATTGTACTTCTCGCCAGCGCCGGAGAAGAAATTGGGATCATCCATGAGCTTCTGAGCAAGTTGAAGCTGCGGGATTTCCTGTAAGGCTTTCGACCCAGTTTCGGTGATTGTCTCGTAACGCTTGACGAATGCCTCCGCGCCCGCTTTGGCCCTGGCCTGCGAGCCCGAGTTTTCGACCTGCCATTGCTGGAACGTGCCGGCGTAACCCTGCCGTCGATCAAGGTCGTACTGCTTCATATCACCGGTCAATTCAGCATTCTTCTGAATGGCATCGAGGCGCGATTGCGCGGCTTTGCGAACTGACTCCGGCAGCGCGGGATTACTGACAATTTGCGTATAACGCGCGATTTGCTGCTGGATTTCCGGGTCCAGCGTTGTAGGTGGCGAGCCGCGATCAGGGGCCCCTATTTGGGCTGGAGGGACAGGGCCTTGCGTCGGCAGCGGACGACCGCGTGTTGCAGCGGCCTGCTGCGCCATCTGCTGGGCTTGGGCATACTGCTGAGACGAAAGCGGTGCATTCAGGTCGCCAACACCGAGCCGAGCCGCAATTCCAGCGCCAAGTTTGACCGCATCGGCATCGCCGAAGATCGGCGCGACCGCGGACAGGATTGACGTGTTGCTATTCGGGACTGCTGCCGATGGGCGGAGTGGTGGTGCAACAGGGCCAGTGTTTGCTGTGGATGGCGGAGGAGAAGATCCGCCAGCCCCAATTGTAGGCACCCTGATGGGCGGTTGGCCAGTCGGGCTTTCAAGAGCCCCCATCTGACCGCTAATCTGCTGTCCGAGCGCGAGTTGTTGTCGCTGGATATCAAGATTCGCGAGCGTGGAATAAGGCGCGATTGCCGAAACGCCTCCGGTTTGCAGTGCCGTTTTGCCGATTGCCGCCAGGTCGGGCTGACCATCTGGCCCAAGCGGGATGCCGTTCTGGAACGCATCCTGCTGGCGCCGCTTATAGGCCTCGTCGAGGCCGGACCAATAGGCATTGGGCAGGTTGGCTATCTGGTTGGCAAAGTTGGTGGCATCGGGCGGCCCTTTGGCAATCAGCAAGTTGAGACTGTCGGCGGGGGTAATGGTCATTGGTTATGCCGCTGCAAAGGCCTTGGCCGCCGCCGTGCCGGCACCAATGAGCGTGTTCCAGAAGTTCTGGGACGCCTGCTGCGGGGCCAGGGCAGCCGCTGCGTTGGCATTGCCGATGCCAGTCTGGGTCGCCTGCGCGGCCTGTCCCTGCTGCCCGTAAAGGCCCGCCAGGCCAGTACCGAGTTGGCCGTACATGCTGGCCGCGCCGCCCACTGCGCCCTGATTGGCGCTAAGATAGGGCGACAGTCCGGAGACGTAGGAACCGTATTTCTGGTTGGCATAGTCGGTGGCGAGCTTGGTGGTGTCAGCGATGGTGTTGCCCGAGTTGAGCATGCCGCGAGAGGCAGCCCGCCGATCGTTCTGATTGAGGGTCTGGTTCAAGCCCTCCTGATAGCCGGGTGTCTGCGTGAACAATTGCTGCGCCCGCGCAAGCCCTTCCGGGCCATTGGCGCCGGTAGCGTCGGCATAAGCCTGCGAGCCTGCCTGCGTGCTCTGGATCAGCGGCGAATAGAGGTTTTCACCCTGCTGGACGTTTGAGGTCAGCGCATTGGCACCCTGCCCGTACAGATTGGACAGTTGTTGATAGCCTTGGTTGAGGCCGGCGGTCTGGGCCGCTGCAGCGTTCTGCGCGGGCTTGCTGGAGAACAGGTCAAATATTCCTATGACACGGACTCCTCTCCTAGGGCTGTGGACCCTAGAATACCGTCAGGTACTCTTGCCACAACGCACCCCTAGACCTCCGTGCGCAGCGTACTAACGATCTGCCGCAAGATAACGAGCCACGAATACCAGTTAGGGTCGAGCAGGCCCGTTTTTGGGTCCACCAACGGCACGTTCGGCGATGGCATCGGCGGCAGCGCGGGTGAGGTCGTGGCCATCAGTCGGCTCGCAACTGTGTGGCCTGATCACCGCCCATCAGGCCAACATGCACCGGGTCGGTGACATCGAGCCGCCACCGCCGGCCACCCGGTCCTGCCATGCCGGTGCGCGTGACGGTCACCCGCTGTTCGGCGCGGCCCTGCGATCCCAGCGGACGATGCAATGGGTTTGACCAGAGCACGCCGCCGTTATCAGACCAGGAGATCCGCACCCGCGGCTGCGTGGCGATCGGGTCCGGCCCGGTGGCGATGCCGGTGCCGGTGGCGAAGTCGAAGTCAGCGCGCGGGACGACGGTACGGTTGGGAAACTTGGCGACCGGACCGCTCTCGAGGCGATAAAGCAGCGGGTCGCCGTCCTCGGTGTGGTTCATGTTGTCGACGGCGAGCAGTTTGCTGCCTGATACAGTATCGCTGTCTGATATGGTATCGCCGACGATCCATTGGCCGAAGGCATAGACCGCTTGGGTACCACGCCAGCGCGGGATCAGGTAAGAGGCGCGCTCGTTCCATTTCTGGGTGTTGAGATCGAACTCCCAGCTCCAGTCGGGACACGACAGCACCCATTTCGGGTGACCGCCGCTGATGTAGACGCAAGCCTCGAGCGTGTTCTTGTCGGCGACGGCGGCAATCAGCCGATCGAGTTGTGGCGGTGAGACCTTGTTGGGCTGGTAGCCGTTGAGGATCACGACGGTATTGTCGTCTGCCACCCACAGCAGGCCCTTGCCGCCAAAGCCGTCCTCGTGCCCGGCGACAGCGTAGCGGCCGGCCAGACCCGTCGACATCGAGTTCACCAGTGAATAAGGAAACGCCGGCGGCGTGTTGGCAGTGTCCTGATAAATTTCTATCGATGACGGACCGAAAATATAGAGTTGGTCTTGCCACGGAATGGCGCGCAGAGCGCCGTCGGGCTTGGCCTCCGCCACCGTGAAGGAGAGCGACTGTACGACGACCGAGTTGAGATCGGAGGCAAAGACGGTGCCGTCACCGATAGTGAAGAAGAAATAGCCGTGCTGGAAACAGACTGAGTTCGCCACCGCACCACCGTTGACATCAGCGTCGGCAAAGAGCGAGACAGCGCTCGACGTGACCGTGTAAACGCGGTGATCGGGATCGATAAATACGATGTCGGGCGTAGGCTTGTTGTTGCGTGCCCAGAAGCCTTTGGACGTAGGAGTAGCCACCGGATCAGTCGATGTCAGCACCGTCTCGGCACCGGCACTGTTGAATGTGGCGACGTGGCCGTTCCAGGCGGTGTAGAGCGTGCCGGCGACGAATAGGCCGCCGCAGAAACTCTCCTGGGTCGAGGTTGCAAACCGCGTCAGGCCGGGACAGCGCGCCCATACGGCACGCCCGTCACCGAGCGGCTCGGCGAAACAGTTGAGCAGGCGGCCGGCGCCTTCCTGCGGCACACGGCCAGGGGCCGACGACAGCGGGAAGGGTATTGCGGTCATTAGAAGTATTCCGAGCGCATGGTCTCGTAGGTCGGACCGCCCCGCGCCGCCACACGCAGCTGTTGCATTGCCCGTTCCTGCATGGCGACATTCATCGGCTTGCCAAAGTCGTCGGCGGCAGTCTCAGCGATATAGACAACGAGTTGATTGAAGATGGTGTAGGGAAACTCGTCGTGGTCCTGCAGGCGGATGACTTCCTGCCCTACTAGGTCATCCAGACATTGGTCGATCATGCCATCGATTTTGGCGACATCCTCGGCCGAGTTAGACTGCCCCGCGCCAGGCAGGCCGAGTTTAGCCAGAACCGCATCGATGAGTTCAGGCCGCGTTGCTGTCGATGGCATCAGGTTTTACCTTCGCTGGACGGCCGGGACGGCGCTTCGGCTCCGGCGCTTCGTCGGCCGGCTCGGGCATGTGCTCCTCGTCGTACTTGGCCTGCTCGGATGCGGTGAGTTCAACATCGAAGGACGACATGTTGATTGCCTTGTTGATGATCCACCACTCCGTGATGCTGGTAGGCTTGCCTTTATCGAACCGGCGATCGCCAAAGATCATGACGTAACCCGGACCCATGCCGCTGCCGTCCTCGCGCTGATGGGCCGCGTCCTCACCCCTCCAAGTAAGTTTTGCCATTACGCCGCCTCCGCTTTGGTGGTTTCCATGTCGGCGAGGCATCGGTCGTGACAGACGTTGCCGTCGTAGTGCCGCAACCGGATATCGGGATCGACCCAGCAGTGGCCGCCGATCTCGCGCCACTTGCGGCAGAAGTTGTAGTCCTCGCCTTCGTCCTGCAGTTCGGTGCCGTCATCGATGAGATCGAGCCAGAACCAGGTTCGCATCGGATAAGTCTTGGGATCGCCTTGGCAGGTATAAGGACTAGTGACCTTTTCCAGCCGAGTGAACACGTCGGCGCGAATGGCGAAGAATGCTGTAGCAATACCATCTGCCTTCCATAGGCGTCCCGGTTTGGTGAAGGCTCCAATCATCGGCCCTTGCGGCCATTGCAGGGCAACGTCTGGCTCCTCGTCCCAACGATGGTGCCGCTTGGCGGGAGCGCCGCCCACTACCTCAACGCCATGGTCGATCAGTTTGAAGAAGTCGGGCGCGTTCCAGGCGATGTCGTCATCGACAAAGACGATCCAGTCGCATTGGTCTGCTAGCGCCGCCGCCACCAACCGGTTGCGCACCCGCGGCAGCACGGCACAGCCGGGAGCGGTATAGTGGCTGATATTGATGCCCCGTTGTGACGAGAGCTTAAACGTCTCGATCACCGCCAGCATATGCTGATGATGCACGGTACCGTTCCGGCAAGGCGTGCAGAGGCCGACGCGCATGCATACTCCTGAAGATGGGAGCCGGCTTCTTAACCGGCTCCCTGTTGTTGATCACTCGACCGGGAGATATTCCACGATCGCGTAGCCAGCGCCGGTGGTCGCCGCCGTGCCAGTGCAGGTGTAGGTGGCGATTACCGAGGTATCGGCCGTTGGGTTCACGGTCGAAGACGTAGCCAGTGCAGTGCCGCCGGTGATGACGCCGACGGCAGTTAGCGCGATACCGGTGCCGAACGAGGCATCAGAAGCCGTGGTACCGATCTTGATCGTGTTGGTCGTGCCGTAATTGTAAAGCGTCGAAACGACGATGTAGGTGCGCAGCACGATGGCCTTGGCCGGAAGCGTCCCGACTGGCACGACCGCCGTGATGCCGTCATTGAAGGAGAGTGGAGCACGCAGGTATTGCACGGCCTGGATGCTGTTACTTCTTGCTGGGATTGTTGCCATGATCTGAGTCCTTTTCTACTTAGACATCGGCCGTGGCACAGAAGAAGCCAGTGGCGATCGACCATTCCCTAAGATTGCCGGCGATGGTTTTCTTGAACATCTTGCCAATGCCGTAGGCCATCTCGACACCGACACCTCGCAGGAACTGATAGTCGGTCTCGTCGCGCTGGGTGGGACGCGCCATCTGTCCCCAACCGAAGGCCATAGCACCTTGGCCGCACATCCAGACCGGACGCGCGTCGACGCTGCCGCCGTAGTTCGCAGCGGTGTAGTAGGCCGGTGCGAGCGTATCGATCTCGGGCACCTCGCGATGGATAACGCCATCGTCGATCAGATCGCCATCCTGGAAGATTGGGTTTTTGAGTCCCGGTTCCTCGCGCGGACGGGCATCCTTGTTGATGGTGTCGAGATCGAGCTTGAGGTCGCGGAAGGTGCGCTGGCCGTGGAAGGCGACGAAATATTCGCGACCGTCCTCGACCTTGT